TTAGGGCAAGTAATCGAATGCGTCCGCGCTTTCATACAGAGCCCTGATGGTTGTCGCGGCAGAAACCGACGCGCGCGTCGCGGCTTCCTTCAAGTCCAGAACACGGAACTTGTCGCCGATCTTCGCAACGGCCTCGATCCGACGATACTGGTCGCCGAAGCGTTCTGCGTACTGCGCCAGCCCCTTGAGCTTCGGCATCGCGTCGCCAAACTGAATGCCGTGCGGATCGACGATATCGGCGGCGACGGTCCCATCATCCTGCTGAACGAAAAAAACGAAGTCGGGCCTGACGATCCTTGGTTCGCCCCCATCCTCGTAAATGATGCCAAGCGAGTCCTGGCTGGCGCGCGACGGGTTCCGGTACCACGCGACGGCTCCCGCCCGTGCGATTTCGGACTTCACGACTTCACCTTCCCAGGAATTGAAGTCCTCGGGGAACATCCCATGCTCATCGCACAGCATGTGCCGCTCGAACGATGGCAGCGGGGTCTCCGAGCCGTTCGCCTCCCGGATCGTCGTCGGCTGCATCCAAGACGTCGGTCGAGCCAAGTCCACATCCATGGGGTTCGCGCTCATCTCCCGGATCTGGCGATACACGTCCTGACGCTCGTCGGAGAGGTTCTTGATGTCGACCCGGAAGCGAGTGAGCCATTGGTTCGCGAGTTTCTCGGCCTCAGCCTCAAGTGTCTCTCGGATGCCGGGGACCAATCCCAGAGCGCCAATCGTGACGTGTGCCTCGATGAGAGCGGCTTCCATGTCGTCCGCGTCGCCTTCGTTCCGCGCCAGGTAGTCGCTGTACGACGTCGCGAGATCCGGACTGATCGCACGGCCCGCCCTGCGATATGCGTCTTCGATCACGGCGTAGTCCGCTTCCTCGAAGAAGTCGTCGAACGACATGCCGCCGCCTTTCAGGTCGGCCTTCAGGCTCTTGCCTTCGACTGTCAGGACCGATTTGCGGGCAGTCTCGATTTCCGTCTTGTAGCGCGCTCTGGCACCATCGAGCACCTTGTGCATTTCCGCATGGGCAGCCTTGCCAGCGTCCTCGAGCAGGCCATCCACGGCCAGCTCATGCGCCAGCGAGGTCAGTCTCTTGACTGGACGGGCATGCCGCTTTGGCAGGGATTGGGAAGGCAGCGAGAGCAGCTTGTCCCACACCGGCTCCGGGATCGAAGGGTTTGGCTTCAACTCGACGGGGTTGATCAGTACGCGGCGACCCGGCAGATCGTCGCCACCGTCCCCACCGGACATCAGCGCCTTGGCGACGTCCTTGACCGAGGCTTCGTCGAAGAACGGAAGCAGGCAATCGACGGAGTTCAGGCGTTCGTTGCCCGGGATCCGCCGCGCCAGGGGTGTGCGCACCATGCGCCCCAGGAGCTGCGTGATGTGCGTCTTGTCCCGAGCGGGCCGGAACGACACCATGACTTCGGCGCGCGGACAGTCCCAACCCGTGCTGATGGCGTCCTTCGCGATCAGAATCCGTACCCACGTCGATTCCTGAACGCGTTCGGGCGAGATGTAGGGCACGGTGTGGCGGCCGAAGGTCTGGGTGGAGTGCTCACCGAACACATGCGCCACCGCATCCTCGGGCAAGTCCGGCCACTGCGTGAAGATGGTGTCGAGAGCCCGGCCGATGTCGTTGTGATCGGGCGCGTTCGGGACCTGCAGAACCATAAGGGGCAGCACTGTTCCGGCATCGTCCTGCTGCTGGCCATAGGCCTCCCAGGCGGATGATATCTCCTTCAGCTTATCGGTGCCGCGGCGCACCAGCACGGTATCGAACTGCCCTGCCTCCTTCGGCACGTCCAGGATGATCGTATCCTTCAGCAGACCTGACGCCTGGACCTTGGCGGAATCCACCACGACGTTCGGCAGGGTCGCACGCCCCGTCATGTCGGTCATCGCCGCGTTGAAACGCTCGACCGTCGCCGAGATGCCCCAGACGACCGGAATGCCGGGGACCGGTCCCGAGCCGTTGATCAACCGCTTGACGATGGTGGTCTTCTCGCCGGCACCGGTCGCGGCGCGCATCCCGCGATGCGCCTCGTCGAGCACGAGGTAAAGCGTCAGAGCGGGGTCATCGATGGTGTTCTGGATCGTGTCCCAGATGGTGAAAGAGCGACTGTCAGGCATCAGCCGGATCTGGCCGTCCTTCTCGATCCCCTCGTCATCGGGATCGTGTCCGCGCACGAGGAGGCTCGACTTGCTCAGCTTCTGGGTATTCAGGAAATAGACCTTCCCCGGTTCCAGCACCTCGCGCTGGAACGTGCTTTGCACCACCGCAAGGTCCGAGATCGACAGTCTGTCCGATGCCTCGAGCAGGCGGAAACGCGACTGCTCGTTCAGTGAGGGATCGTCGCTGAACCAGATCACCACTGCACCCGGGTCAGGCTCGATGTCGTAGTTGTCGTCACCGTGGAACAGCGCCTCGAACACGGCTGCCGCCATGACGGTCTTGCCCGCGCCCGTGGTGGCCGTCAGCGAGAAGGCATGCTTGTCACCGTCCTCGCGCCAGCGACGTGAGGCCTTCTTGAGGTTCACCAGAACCTCCCGAACGGCTTCTTCCTGATAATCCTTAAGTGTGAACTTCATGGCTCAGCGGCCCATCGAAAAGCGGAAATTGGAGAGGTAGGACTCGTAGAGCCGCACCGGCTCGACGCTGTCGGGCAGCGCTCGTGCCACCGCCTGGAACCGGCGGTCGTCATCTGTCACGACGTAGGCGATGCGCAGGGTCGGTTGGGCGGCGGCCGCGTCGCAAAATGCGGCGGCGCGGTCCAGATCGACGAGCAGACCATAGGTGTCGGCCAGGTCCCAACCGGCGGCGGGAAGATCGTCGATGCGGCGGCCCTCCGATCCGGCGCGCATCCACAACAGCGGCGCGATGCGCTGGAAGGCGAGGTTGTGGCTGACGGCGACGGGGGCTTCGTAGGTCAGCGTGAAGAACTCGGCGTTTTCCTCGAACCCCTCGGCCATCGGGAATTCATCGGTGAACTTGTAGTCGCCCTTGATGTCCTCTCCCTCCGGCGTCTTGCCGGTGATGGCGGCGGCGATGCGAGGCTTGGTGATGTAGTCGCAGATGCCCAGCTTCTCCCAATCCGCATCGCCGGGGCGAAGCCCTTCCTTGCGCAGGGCCGCCTGTTCGTCGGCCGCGACCTCATTGTTGGTGACAGAGATGCACTGCCGCCGGCCGCCGTCCTGGCGGTTGAGGCGCATGACGGCATGTGCCGTTGTGCCTGAGCCCGAGAAGAAGTCGAGGATGGTTGCTGTTGGCTTATTGGCAACAGCTATGCGAAGTGCGTCCTCAACAGCGTAGAGGCTCTTGGGGAAGGGGAATTTTCGGTCGCCAGTGAGACGCCTAACGAGCATCGAACCGTACTCGCCGGCCTTGTGACTGCCCCTGTTCCAGACGGTCTTTGGTGTTCTGCGGACTCCACGCTCACCGAAATCGACTTCTACCGAGCCGTCCTCTCTCCGCCCCGTAACTACCAGTTCCCCGGAGTCGATGCGCCGAATTTGCGACGGGCCTAGATAGAGGATTGACCAACGGTCATTCTTTGCGTCGTACGCCCCGACGCGCGCAAATCCATCAGCGATCAGCTTGCGAAGCGATGCAGGTGACTTCTGCCACGTTGCTTCCTCATCTCGTCCAGCTCGAACAGGCCAGACGGTCACCAGACCAGGCTGATCAGGGATCGTTGAACGGTCAACGTGTAGCGGTATCGTTTCTCCCACTTTGGAGATTGTACGCGTCTCCGGATCAATAAAGATGGGGAAAAATAAATTCGGACGATCTTGCCGGCGAGAGTTGTTCCCACCGCGCAAAAGCCACTCCCACCGAACGCCTGACCTTTGTGAGGCCGAAAGACTTTCGGTATCCAATAGGCTATCAACTACCAGCGATGGGCCAGCATCCCCAAAGAAGACGAAGAACGCATACTCTTCAACACGCGCCAGTTCTTTGCCTCTTGCAACTCCGTTGGGGTTGATTACGACTGTCACCATTTGCTGGGCAGCGTCAGGAAATAGCTGCTCAAGGAGCAAGCCGAGTCTGAGATATTCCTTCTCGTCAATTGTGACGATCAAAACAGATTCGAGTGGGTTGAGTAGTTCCCGGGCAACAAGCAGCCGCCGCTCCATGAACGCCAGCCATTTCGAGTGCCGATACAGGTCCTCTGCCTCGACATAATCGTTATTGTATTTCCAGTCCCTTGCGCCGGTGTTGTAAGGAGGGTCGATGTAGATGGCGTCGATCTTGCCGCGATGGGTGTAGGTCAGCGCCTCGAGCACATGGAAGTTCTCGCCGTTGATCACTGTGTGGAACGGCTTGTCGCCCCCGCGCGACACGCGCCCCGTGCTGACCAGACCGGGATAGATGAAGTCGCGGAACTCGGCCACCACGACCAGATCGGCAACCGCGACATCCACCCTCTCTGGCGCCTCGGCGTCGATCAGCTCGACCAGCGCCATCCGCGCCTCGCCTTTGCCGTCAATCCGCTTGACGCGCCAGAGCCGCTGGTCTGGGCGCTGGACAGAACCCCGTAACGGAAGAATGCGCACCTTGTCCCCCCGACGCACGGGGCGGCCGGGCAGTTCCACGCTTTCCGGGCGGTGTCGTTCGAAGTTCAGCCCGAAGGCCCGCCGCGACGCCAGCGCCTTGAACTCCCGCTCAAGCTCTTCTCCCAGAGCGCTGTCCCTGGCCTTCGCCCGGGCGATCAGATCCGTCAGACGCGACACTCTAAATCTCTTTTCGTCCTAAACCGGCCGTGCGGTGACCTTGCTGTATGGTCGGTGGCTTGCTTTTTTGCATGGTGCATGAGCCTCTCGTCAGGCCGTGCCCGACTTGGAGAGCGACCATATCCGCTGCGCTCTATCGACCAGATCAGCCTGCCTAGCGGCCAGCAGGTCCTTCGTCCAATGATCAGCCGACAGGATCGGCTTTGTGGTGTCGAAGGAAACCCGGTTGTTCCGCTCTGCGTAAATCTTCTTCTTGCGGTCGAATGGGAAATACTGCGCCTTGTAATTCTTGATGCCAGCAAGCAGCGCAAGATTGCCAAGGCGGTGCAGCCACAGGCGGTGGTCGTCATCGGTGAAACGCTCACGCCAGTAGGCGTCCTTCAGCGCCTGCGGCAGAACATGCTCGATGGTGATCTTTCCGCCGAAGTCCTTGGTCACCGACTCGTCCTGATCGGCCTCTTCAAGCCGCAGCAGGACGGCCTGCGCAAAGGGCCGCCCATAAACCTCGCCGTCCAGCAGAGAACGGAACTCATCGTCGTTGGCATTGGCGCGGAAGATCGCGCGGATGTCGTCCGCGTTTTTCCCGGCACGGATCGCGGTGATGAGCTGAAAGTATGCTGTTAAACGAGCAGTGAACGCGAGCCGCCGGATCCAGTTCTGATAGGTGATCCGTTCGAGTAGATCGATGAACTCGCCCTCGGGCATGTCAGCTACCGGCCTGTTCAAGAAGGCCAGCAGCGGCGGGATCCACTCCTCGAACGCTACCCGCTTGAGCGATCTGACCGCGCGACGAGCTGCGGGCGCCTCGAACTCGTTCCTGAGAACGCGCAGATAATTGCGAGCAGAGGTATTCACCTCGTCGAGGAAAGTGAACGGCGTCGCCGCAGTCGCGATAAGGGGCTCGAACTCCTCGTGCAGAGCCTTCCGTGCTTTTGTCGCGACAATCGAGCTGCGATGATGCGCCATGAACTGGTCAAGCCGCTCGATACCGATCTGCTCCTCCAGTTCGAGCCACGCCTCGTCCAGATCACTGCTACGGGCTGCATTGCCGCCGAGCCGCGCGAACAGCATGTTCTTGATCAAGTCGGCATTTGATAGCGCCATGCCGCGGGCATTTAGAACGTTGAACAACCGGTATGCCGACTGCCAGGAAGCAGTGGTGACAAACACCACATAGACCCTGCTGAGCAGATAGTTCGCGAACAGCTTCAGCGTCTTCTGGTCATGCTGAGCTATAAAGCTGTCGATGGCCTCCAAGTTCTCGATGATGCGCTGCTTTGGGGCATCCTGCTCCTTTGCGACCTCCTTGCGCAGCGCCTCGGGAACCACTTCTCCGGCCAGCACGTGACGTCGGAAGAAGTTCTGATCGCGCTGGCGTAGGGTCAGTCGTGGCGTCTCCTCCTCACCAGTCAGCGCATTGCGTGGCAACACACGCCGACCCAGTTCAGATTTCGCCGGTTCATCCACGGCATCGCGCAGGCGTGAGAAAATCAGGTTGAGGGTCGTCAGCCGCTGCTGGCCGTCCACGACATCATACAGGCGACCCTTTTCGCGCTCGATGGTGATGAGCGAGCCGATAAAGTACTCCTCGTCGTTGGCCACATATGCTTCCCAGACATCGTCGAGAAGTTGTTCAACGTTACCCTTTTCCCAAGAATACGGTCGCTGATACGCGGGTATTTCGTATCTAATCTGTTCGGTCAGAATCTGACTGATCGTGCGCTCGCCTGCTTCCATTGTCGCTCTCTACTATCGGACGGCGACTGCATTGCCGAACGCCCGATTTTGAGCTGACATTACCGCCGTTTGCGGCGCGAGACTAAGCTGCGGCCCGAGGATGATGCAAGCCTCAAGCCGGCGGCGCACCGGAGGCATCTTCAATCTAGGGCAGTGTTCAGGACGGCGCGTTGCTCGGACCAGGTCCTTGGCAATGTGCTGCGCAACGCCTCCAGCTTGAGGCCTGACGGCTGGCTGCCGTCAAGGATGCCCTCCACCAAGTCGGGGGCCAGTTGCGTGAGGCGCATTGTCCTCGTCAGGTATGGTGCGGCGATCCCCTCGCGCTCAGCCAGTTCGGCGATGGTGGCGAATTCGCCCGACTCAAGCATCCGCTTCCAGCGGAAGGCACGCGCCAGCGCCTTGACCAGCGTGTTGTCCGCCTTGCGGTCTGGCCGGACGCCAGCGGGTAGGTGCATCTCCTTGCGCCCGCCGCGCTTCACGAGACGGAACGGAACATGGATGGTGACGGTGTCGGGCATCGGCGTGCCGCGTGTCATGCAGCCGCCCCCATGTTTCCAGCCTGCATCTCTCGCGCGAGGCTGCCGAGGTCGTCTACGCGGAGCCTGACGTTCAACCCGTCATTGCCAATATCTACGCGCTCGACCAGCAGCGCCACGATGCGCGCCTGCTCGGCGGGGAAGAGTTCGTCCCACAGCGGGTCGAGCTGCTGCAAGGCCGCGCGTGCGTCGGCCTCGGTGATGTCGTTGGCATGGGCGCGGGCGGCCTTCCATGTGCCCGCGATGATCTCCGGCTGCCGGAACACAGCACGGAGTTGGTCGATGACCGCGGCCTCGATCTCGCCTGCAGGCACTCGGCCGACCGGGCACGACCCAGCCCCATGCTTCAGCACCGTCTGACTGACGTAGTAGCGGTACAACCGGTCGCCCTTGCGGGTATGCGTCGGCGAGAACGCGGCGCCATCGGGCCCGAACAGCAGCCCCTTCAGCAGCGCGGGCGTGTCGGCGCGTGTGCGGGCCGCGCGTTTCCGGGGGCTCTCCTGCAGGATCGCATGGACACGGTCCCACGTCTCGTGGTCGATGATGGCGTCGTGCTCGCCGGGATAGCTGTCGCCCTTGTGGACCGCCTCGCCGATATAGGCGCGGTTGCTGAGCATCCGGTAGATGTATTTCTTGTCGATCCGGTTGCCGCGCGGCGTCCGGAGTCCCCGCGTGCCGACCTCCCGCGCCAGTTCCGTGCAGGACCCGATCTCAAGAAACCGGTCGAAAATCCAGCGCACATGCGTTGCGGTTTCTTCGTCGACCTCCAGCTTTCTGTTCTCGACGCGGTAGCCGAAGGGCGGCACCCCACCCATCCACATGCCCTTCTTCCGGCTGGCAGCGACCTTGTCGCGGATGCGCTCGGCGGTCACCTCGCGTTCGAATTGGGCGAAGCTGAGCAGGATGTTCAGCGTCAGCCGTCCCATGGAGGTGGTGGTGTTGAAGGATTGCGTCACCGAGACGAACGTCACGCCGTTCCTGTCGAACACCTCGACCAGCTTCGCGAAGTCGGCGAGCGACCGGCTGAGACGGTCGATCTTGTAGACCACGACCACGTCGACCAGCCCGTCCTCGATGTCCTCCAGCAGCCGCCGCAGACCGGGGCGCTCCAGCGTGCCGCCGGAAATGCCGCCGTCGTCATACTGATCGCGGACCAGCACCCAGCCCTCGGAGCGTTGGCTGGCGATGTACGCCTCGCAGGCCTCTCGCTGGGCGTGGAGGCTGTTGAATTCCTGCTCCAGCCCTTCCTCGGAGGATTTGCGGGTGTAGACCGCACAGCGCAGCTTGCGGACGACCTTCGATTTTTCGGGCGGCTTGGTCATGTCCGCCCCCTGTGGTTCTTGAGCCCGAAGAAGGTCCACCCGTTCCAGCGGGTGCCGGTGATGGCGCGGGCGATGGCCGACAGCGACTTGTACGGCCGCCCCTGCCACTCGAAGCCGTCGGCGGTGACGGTGACGACCTGCTCGACACCCTGCCATTCGCGCAGCAGCCGCGTGCCGGTGATCGGGCGGTCACGGTCGGCGCGCATGCCACGCTTCTTCCTGTCGCCGCCGTCCAGTTCCTCGCCCAGCCGCTCCAGCCGCCGGATCGTCTCGGGCTTCAACCCGCCATAGGCGAATTCCTGGATGCGATAGGCGATGCGGCTTTCGAGATAGCGCCGGTTAAATGGCGGCGGCTCGCTGTCGAACAGGTCGCGCCACTGCTTCTTCAGGTCGGGCGTGGGCGTCGTCTTCAGCGCGGCCAGGCGTGCAGGGATGGGATCGGGCTTGTTCATGCATTTCTCCGGCGAGTTGGAGTTGCATGACGGCATTGGTCGGGCGGATAGTGTAGGCAACGTTCTCCATTATCGTCAGATACTTCGCCGGTCTCCCGCATCCGCAACCGAAGCAGCCCGAGCGCCAGCAGGCCGCACAGCTCGGCGCGGCGCTCTGCGGGCGTCATCTGGTCGGGTGGGAGCGGATTGGGTCGTTTCATGCAGCCGACCGCTCCGCACGGCCAAGAACGGCAGCGGTGATCGCGCCGCGGTTCCAACGGAAGTTCAGATGGCAGTTGGCGGCGTATTTCGACAGGCTGAAATCCAGCCCGTCCGCCTCGTGCCCCGCGCGCTGCAGCAGCGCCATCTGTTTCATCGTGGCAGGATCGTTCAGCCAGCGGCGGCTCTTGATCGAGGCGGTGCCGGTCTCAGTGGCGCGCAGGAAATCGTCGGCGGCGGCGAGCGCCTGCACCCGGGTGCCGATGGCGAGCGGCCGGATCGCCCTGCCTTTCGGTTGTCCGAGGGCATGCCAGAGCGTGCCGTCGTGGAACACGCCGGCCCAGCCATTGAACCCACTCGCCATCATCGCCTGGCCGTCGCCATGCAGGTCGCACCAGGCGAACGGCGACCGTTCCAGCAGGTCGATCTCCATCATGTCGAAGGCGGTGAGCAGCCGGGCCTCGCCACGCTCGCGCGTGAAGACATGTCCGCAGAAATCGCAGACCGAGGCGCCGAGCGGTAGTTCCGCCTCGCAGGTCGGGCAGAGTTTCCACGGCGCCTGGCCGGCCTCGGGATCGTCTTCGTCGAGATCGATCTCCTGTTCGAGCGACCCGTGCCGGAGCGCGGCGCCCGCGAAATCGAGCACGATGCAGTCGGTCTTCACGATACCGGGGAAACGCGCGGGATCGACACGGCGCAGACCGCGCCCCACCGCCTGGATGAAGGTGCCCTTGTGCAGCATCGGGCGCAGGATGCCGATGCAGCCAACCGGCTGGCTGTCGAAGCCTTCGGTCAGGACCATGCAGTTCGTCAGCACCTGCACCTCGCCCCTGTCGAACCGGGCGATGAGGTCGGCGCGAACCCGCGAGGGCATGTCGCCCGAGATCGTCTCGGCCGTGACGCCCGCGGCGCGGAAAGCTTCTGCCACCGCATCGGCATGGTCGACCGTCGCGCAGAAGAAAATGCTGCGCCGGTCCGCCGCCTTTGCCTGCCAGTGCTCGACGACCGCCTCGTTCAGCACCGAGCGGTTCAGCACCTTGTCGGCGGCGCGCATGTCGTAATCGCCCGCAGTGGCCTCCAGCCCGGCCAGTTCGTCCTCGACGCCGAGATCGATTGTATAGGTGCGCGGCGGCACCAGGAGACCGCGCCCGATCAGCGTGCCTATCTTCAGATGATAGCCGACATTGCTGAAGGTGCGGCGCAGGCTGCGCCCATCGCCGCGACCGGGCGTGGCCGAAAGTCCGAGCAGCCTGATCTCGGGGTTGAGTTCCCGTGCCGCGTCAATGACGGACTGATAGCTTTGCGCGGCGGAACGGTGACATTCGTCGATGACGAGATGCGAGACCGGCGCCATCCGCTCGCGCCGGTTGGCGCGGGCCAGGGTCTGGACGCTTCCGAAGACGATGCGGCCGTCCCAGTCGTCCTGCTCGGCCTTGACCACCGAGGTGGCCATTCCGGTCACGGCCCCGATGGAGGTCCGGTTCTGGTCGATCAACTCGTCGGTGTGCTGCAGCACCAGGACGCGGTCGTGTCGCCGGTGTTCCAGTTCCTCACCGATGTAGAAACCGGCGATGGCGGTCTTGCCAGCCCCGGTCGGCAGGACCAGCATGGTATTGCCGTGGGTGGCGGTGCGGTCGCGGGCGGCATCGACTGCCGCCCTCTGGTAGTCGCGTGGAATCATGGCCGTCCCCCTCAGCGTGCCCAGAAGGGCGCGGAGCCGGAGGACGGCGCGCCCGACTGACCCATGCCGTTGTCCGCAAGCTGCGGGCCCGAGGCGGTGAACTGACCCTGCTGCGGTGGCTGGGGTACGCTGCCCATCACCCGAGCGTATTCGGCATGGTCGGCGCCGAGCGCTGCCTTGATGACGTTGCGCCCGTTGTCGTCGGGCTTGTCCTTGTCACGCTCGATGCCGATGCGCGCCACGAACTCCAGCCCGTTCAACTCGCCGAGGCTGCGGATCATCCGCGCGGCGCGGGCGGCGTTCGACTGGTCGTCGGCACGCACGCCGCGGGCGGATTCGAGGATGCCGCGGATCATGGCGCGCCCGCGGTTGCCGTAGGTGTCGTCGCCGGGACCGCCCGCAGCTTTTCCGCGAAAGCCGATGCGCGTGTAGATGCGACGCCGCGCGAACGGCCCCTCCATCACGACTGCCTCGGTATTGAGGTAGAGGGCTGGGCTGGTCTTGCTCTGGGTCAGCCAGCCTTCCGGGCCCGCGCCGCCGGGGCGGACGGTGAGGCAGACCTTGACCAGCGTGTTGGCCGGGATGAGGTCGAAAGCGGCGTCCTGCGTGTCCGCGCCGTTGAAATCCATGTCGCTCGCCATTGTCATGCTCCTTTCGTCGTCGGGGGATTGGGTGCGGTGGCGGCCGCGGGCAGATCGAAGTTCAGGCGGGCAGCGCCATCGGGGCGCGGACCACGGATCTTCGCCATGAGCCGCCCGAGATGGGCGGGCTCGATCATCGACAACCGGCCGCTGCGGTCCTTCGCAGGCAGGCCGAAATCGTTGATGGTGGTGCAGATGAATGCCCTGAACGGGTCGCCCTTCTCGGGGCGCAGTTCGGTCAGGGTCACGACTTCGTCGACGATGCCGGGCAATTCGAGGCCGGTCTTCGATCCCTCGATCTGCATCGAGAAGAAAGGCTTGCCGAAGTCGTCGAGCTTGCGGTCGAGAAGACCGACCAGCCAGATGTTCTTGGCGGGCGTGTGCTGCAGATGCGTGAGCCAGCCGATCATTTCCTGACCGAGCAACCCGTAGGTTGCGCGGAGATCGGGCTTGCCGGTGCGGTCGGACTGGGCCTGGGATTGACCCTTGCACCACTGAAGGCAGATGCGGGAGGCGACGGAGATGCTGTCGACGAAGACCGTGTCGTACTTGTCGAGCTGGCTAGCGGGACCGAAGGCCGCGCAGACCCGCGCGAAGTGCCCGGGCCCATAGGACTGGTCGTCCCGCATGGCCGGGTTGGCGCCGCCGATCCAGGCGGCGAGATCACGGGCGACCTCCCAGTCGCGGATGCGGATCTCGTCGCCGGGCCAGCCCTGAACGGCCAACTCGCCCGCCTCGAGGTTCAGGAAAAGCGTTCGCTGCGGATCGAGGGTCAGCAGCTGCGTGGTTTTGCCGATGCCGGAGGTGCCCGTGAGCACCCCCTTGATGCCGCGGGCCACGCGCAAGCGTTCGTCGGCCGTGATGATGCGGAGCGGCCCGCCGCCGAAGGGGGCGCTCACTTGCCGCCCTCCAGATCCCGCACAGCGGCCGAAATGGCGATGTCCGCGCCGCAGGCGCCCTGGCGGCGCGCCAACTTCAGCAATTCCTCAAGTGCATAGGAGAGGTTGCGCAGCGCAACTTGTTCGTGCTGCAAGCGGGTCAGGCAGAACGTAACGTCGTCCACCGTGGCCAGTTCGATCGGCACCGTCTTCCCGCGCTGGGACCCGAAGGGGGGAACGGTGATCGTGTCAGGTAGGGCGCCGAGCAGGCTTGCCTGGCGCAGGCGTTTCAAAGGTGACGTAAACATCTGATGCTCCGTGTTTTCGTCGGTTGGTGTCCAGGGATCGTCGGGAAGACTGCTGCCGGGCCTGACGCCGCCCTGGAGCTTGCGGTCGGAGTGTTTCCCCGCGTGGGGGTGTTGCATTCCTCCGAGGGCCCGGCATGAAACTTGGTGGGACCGGGTCATCGCCGGTCCTGTTTTCACCTACCTGCGGGCCTCCGAGACTGTCGGGGCGCCGCCGAGATATGCCGCGAGATCAAGCGCCTCGGCGGCCTTCCGGATCGTGCCGAGCCGGGCGTAGACAGTGCTGCGATGGATCCCGAGGGCCTCGGCTGCCTCCGTCGGCGACATGTCAATCAGCGCCAGCGCGACATCCCTGCAGGTCGGTGTCAGACCCGCGAGAAGTCGCCGGACATCGCGGACCAGCCCGAACGCCTCGTCCGGTGCGCGCGCGACGGCGGCGTGCAGCGCCACACTGTCAGGCAGGGTTTCCGCGAGCGGCAGCGTCTCGTCATCGCCGCGACCCTCGGACGGAGTCTCGAAGTCGACCCACGCCCGCTCAGCCCGCAGGCGTTCGGTCGGCGCGGCCAGCGTGGCGATGCGGTTCGCCAGAACGCGGTCGGCGAAGGTGTCGTACTGACCGCGGGAAGGATCGAACTTCCCGTCCCGGCGATAGAGGTGCAGCCGCAGGTCCTGCTTGATGTCCTCGGCGTCCATTCCGGGGACGGAGCCCGAGCGGGCCAGCCGTTCGGCGCGAATGGTGATGTTACGGGAGACGCGCGAGTGCGCGTCGCAAATGGGGTGGAAACGCTCCATGAAGTTTCGCCTTCGTCCAGGTGGACGGGCACGCGGCCCGAGTGCCTGGCACCGGCGAAAATTCGTTGGAGGGCCTCGAAATCAGGGGGATCGGAAAACGAAAAACCCCACGAAACCTTGCGGCTTCATGGGGTTGGGTGGGATGAAAAAAGTTCGGAAAGGGTCAGTCGTCGTCGACGAAATTTCGTCGGGACCGTCCGGCGACGCCCTGCCTCAGCCCCCCGCCATCGATGCGGAACTTCGCGAGGTAATGGCCGGAATCGTCCTCGATCGGATCCTCAGCGATCCCTGTGAAAGCCGAGAGTCGCTCGCTAACGAACTGCTTGTGCTTCTGCGCGCTGCTCTTGCCCACCGGCATTCGGCCGTTGTGAAGCGCGAAACTGCGTAGCCACTCCCACGGAAGCCGCGCCTTTCCTGTACGCTTGTCCGCCATGCCGATGTCCGCAGGCGCAACCGCCCGCTGGACGCCTGGCGCGCTCAGATTGAACAGCTCGTCATTCTCGAACGCGATCTGGATCGACGACCAATTTGTGCCAGAGGGCAGCGCCACTGCCGGCGGCGCCGTTTCGTCATCGTCGGAGCCCGGCAGTTTGGCGATCAGGTCTCTGAAGATTACCTTGGGATCGAACCGTGCTGTGAGCGTGGTTCGCTGATCCCACACGACGACATCGTCGAGAAGGAAAACACGCGCCTCTGCTTCGGTCAGCCGCGAAGCCAGGTCGAGGTCGATGCTTGATGCATTCGGGATCAGCACGGCCTTCGGGCCAGGTGTGCGAAAGACGGGGACGAGATCCGCGAACGAAAACGGGTTTCCGCCCTCGGGCAGGCCAAGAAAGACAGCGAACCCGATGCCTGATCGAATCTCATATCGGCCGAGCGGAAGCACGGGCACCGGCGTCGTTACGGCCGTCCCGTCTTGCAGGCCGAACGCACGGATCAAGCCCGAGGCGAGTTTGCAGATGTGAAGCGCGAGGATACGAACTTCGTCCTTCTCAAGACGGAGGGTGTCGCAACGCTGCGGAACATCGCCGCAATCCGCGCGAAACTTTCCGTCGGGCAACTGCACGAGGTGGCGGAGGCAACCGTTTTCGCTCGATCGTGGGCACACGAGATCTTCGGCGATATCACCGGTTCTGCGCAATAATGCCCCAGCCAAGGCCCAGTCGGTGCCAAGAGCCCGCGCCCAGTCACGCTGGGGGCCCGCGCCACCAAGCGTCTCAAACGCTTTCCAGAACCGGCTCGTCCTCATCGATCACGTCCGTTTCCCGGTTGATGTCGAAGAACCCGCGCTCGCGGAGCCAGGCTTCGACCCGCGCAGCATCCGAATCCCGGTCATAGCGTGCCGAGTCGAGGCGGATATGGACACCACGCTCGCGACTCGAATCCTCGAACAGGAAGCCGAACTTGGCCGAGGTGATCTTGCCGCGTGACAGCGCATCCTGCCAATGTGTGCCGAGAGACTGGTAGAGGTGCGACGACCGGCGGATGTCGATTTGGGGAGGATCGCCTGGAATCACGCGCACGATTTCCAGGAGACGGACGCGCGTCACGCCGTCAACGTCGCCGCATTTGAGGATGTCGGGCCCGACCGTCCTGATCGGCGCGAGCGTGAACACCTCTCCTTCGCCGAAATAGTTCGATCGGCCGAAGACCAACTCACCCAATGTACTGCGATACAGATCCCGCTCGCCCTTGGTCTCTGCGTTGATGCCGAGGAGATCCAGAACAGCGTCATAGATTATCACATCGTGCTTCTGCGGTCGGTAGAATGCTGCACCAGACTCGCCGTCTTCCTCGTGCTTCCCTTCCCGGACGGCCGCCTTCCCGTGCCGGATGACCAGCCAGAACTTCTGCTCCTGCCGGAAGCAGAAGGCGCGCACACCTCGGCCTTTCCTGCGGTCGTGGAACCAGGGGTTCATGATCTCGGTCATGTGCGTCAGATGCGTCTCTGTCACCTCTGGAAGCTCACGCCCGTCGCCGTGTCGGCCCGGATAGTACTGGAACGCCGATTTGTTGAAGGCAATCGCCCGCACTGTTCTTGCTTCAAGAACGCCGGGGCGAGCGAGGTGGATCTGCACAGCCACATCGGCGGTCGTCGGGTTCTCGGCGGGCGAAATCGCGATTCCTTCCTCCGCCGCCCGCTCGACAAGCCATTCGAGCGTTTCGTCCGAGGCAGCCTCGTCGATGTAGTAGAGCCCGTTCATGAGCTCCATCGGCATGTCAGGATCGTAGGCCAGCAGAACCTTCGCCAGATCACTGTGCGGAAACTCGTCTTCCGGTTCGGTCGGGAAGACGAACTCGCGTCCTGCGAAATATTCGCGCCACGGCTCGAGGAGATCGATCAGGTGAACGTTTGCAATCCGTTTCAGGCCGTCCGGGCGGATGAATACTTTTGGGTTGAAAGATGCCATGCGCGATTCGGCTCCAGGATGAATCGGGGGTGAAGTTCAGGCTATCGGCGGAACAGTGATCGCACAAGTCCATGTTCCCGAAGTGTTCCGAGCCACGCATCCGACAGTCGGGACAGCGCGCCGGTAGGTGAGGAGAGCATCTGGAGCTCTCCCATGAACAGCATCAATCCGGCGCTCCGCGCTGACATCCATCCATGCCGGTCCGCGGCCCCGACCCACGGGGCCGGCGCATGAGCGATCCCGACGAACGTGAACAGGACGCGCTGCGTGCCGCTCTCCGCAACATGGCCGAACTGATGGCCGAGATCGGCTGGACCACGCGGTTCGCCGATCTCAGCGAGGCGCAGGCGCTCGCCCTCGCCACCGCTGCGGTCGACGGTTTCCAGGAAGCGATGATGGCCAGCGCACCCCGGCCCGATCCGGAGGTGCCGTTCTGATGGACGCCGGTTTCGACTTCAACCACCGGGAAAAGCCGCCCAGTTTTGCGGATACCGTCAACACCTGCATCGACAATGCCCTCGTCGCGGAACAGGCTGAACGCTCCGCGCGCGACTACCTCGGCGGCAGCCGGCTCGGCGATATCTGCCAGCGCAGGCTGCAATGCGAATACCTGAAGACGCCGAAAGACCCGGACGCCGGGTTCTCGGGCCAGTCCCTGCGCATCTTCGCGCTCGGGCATGTGCTTGAGGATCTGGCCATCGCCTGGCTGCGCAAGGCCGGCTTCGACCTGCGCACGCGCAATCGCCATGGCGATCAGTTCGGCTTCTCGGTCGTCGGTGGTCGGGTCCAGGGGCATGCCGACGGCGTGGTGGTCGCCGCGCCGAACGGCATGGCGGTCCCGGCGCTCTGGGAATGCAAGTCGGCCAACGCCAAGAACTGGCGCGAGATCGCGAAGCATGGTGTCGCGAAAGCCAAGCCGATCTACGCCGCGCAGATCGCGCTCTACCAGGCCTATCTCGGCCTGACCGAGACGCCCGCGCTGTTCACGGCGATCAACAAGGACAGCTGCGAGATCTGGCACGAAACCGTGCCGTTCGATGCCGCACTCGCCCAGTCGGCCAGCGACAAGGCGGTGACGATCCTGCGCGCCTGCGATGCCGGCGAACTGCTGCCGCGCCACACCGCCGACCCCGAACACTTCGAATGCCGGTTCTGCGCCTGGCGGGGACGGTGCTGGGCATGACGGTTCCGTCCGATACCGAAGCGCCCGACGACGTCGCGCCCGACGCGGAAATGATTGCGATCTATGCCGACGTCGTCTTCGGATACTGCGACGGCTGGGTGCCGGTCCGTGCGCTGGCCGAGAAAGGCGCGGGCGACGGCCCGCCGCATGTCCCCTTCATCGAAGCGGACGCCACGCTCGCGGCGAAACTGGCGCTGCAGGCCACATGGGCCAGCGGCGTCGGCATGGCGCTGTTCGTGGCGCCCGGCACGGTGGCCACCCCCGGCGACGCCCGGGCGGAAAGCATCGTGCAGACGCAGGTCGTGCTGGTAGATCTCGACAATGGCGACATCGGCGCGAAACGCGACCATCTCGTGCAGCATCTCGGATGCCCGACGCTTGAAGTGGCGTCCGGCGGTGTCACCGCCGAGGGCCAGCGCAAGCTGCACCTCTACTGGCGCCTGTCCGAGCCGGCCGAGGGCGAGGACATCGGGACGGTCTGTCGGGCGCGGTACATGATCGCCGCGAAGGTTGGTGGCGACCCGTCCTTCCGGTCCGCCCACCAGCCGATCCGGGTGGCAGGATCGATCCATGCCAAACAGGGCCGACGCCGGCTGGTGGAGATCCTGCACCACGATCTCCGCGACTACGATCTGGGCGAACTGCTCGAGGCGATCATCGCCATGCCGCCGCTCGAAGGCGAGGCCGGGCTCGACTTCAACATGGCGGTCCCTGAGCGCGGCAGCGTGACCGAGCTTTTCGGCCGTCAGGTCCGCGAAGGCGGCGTCGACGGTACAACACGGTTCGACGCGCTGTCGCGGGTGATGGGTTACTGGATCCGCCGCGCTCGCGAAGGCCATGTGCCGCGCGAACAGGCCTGGGAAGAAATCGTCTCCTACAACACGGCCCGCGTTGCCCCTCCCTGGCCGGAGGCCCGGCTGCGCGAGGAAGCCGAACGCCTCTGGAAACGTGACGCCGCCCGCAACGGCGAGATCGATGACGAGGATGGCGGGTGCGATGGCGGCGGCCCGGCCGGTGGCGACGACGACGGCCCCGTGCCGGTGCGTTTCACCGAGGACGCGCTCGCCGCCACCTTCGCCATCCGGCATGCCGAGACCTGGCGCTACGTCGCGGGCTGGGGACAGTGGCTGACCTGGTCAGGCAAGCTCTGGCGGCGCGAGGAGACGCTGCAGGCCTTCGATCTGGCGCGGATGATCTGCCGCGAGGCGGCCGCGCGCGCCGGATCCGCAAAGCTCAAGGCCAAGCTCTCCACTGCGGCGACGGTTTCGGCCGTGGAGCGGCTCGCCCGCTCCGACCGCCGCCACGCGACCACGTCCGAACCGTGGGACCGTGATCCCTGGCTGTTGAACACGCCGGGCGGTGTGGTCGACCTCCAGAGCGGCGCATCCCGGCCACATGATCCCGGCCTCTTCATGACCAGGATCGCCGGTGCGTCCGTCGCCGACACTTGTCCCGTCTGGCTGGGCTTTCTGGAGACCGTCACCGGCGGGGACGGCGAGCTGCAATCCTACCTGCAGCGGATGGCGGGCTATTGCCTGACCGGCGTCACGACCGAGCATGCGCTGTTCTTTCTCTACGGCACCGGTGCCAACGGCAAATCCGTCTTCGCCAACACCCTGACCGCCATCCTCGGCGACTACGCCACCGTCGCGCCGATGGACATGTTCATGGCCACGCAGGGTGATCGCCACCCGACCGACATGGCGGGTTTGCGTGGTGCGCGGATCGTGACCTCCATCGAGACCGAACAGGGCAGCCGCTGGGCCGAAAGCAAGCTGAAGGCGCTGACCGGGGGCGACAAGATCACCGCCCGCTTCATGCGGCAGGATTTCTTCGAGTTCATCCCGCAGTTCAAGCTGCTGATCGTCGGCAACCACAAGCCCTCCATCCGCAACGTCGACGAGGCGATGAAGCGGCGCCTGCACATGGTGCCGTTCACCGTCACCATCCCGCCCGCGCGGCGCGACAAGCACCTGGCGGACAGGCTGCTCGCCGAACGCGACGGGATCCTCGCATGGGCGCTCGAAGGCTGCATCGAATGGCAGCGGACGGGGCTGCGCCCACCGCCCGCCGTGATGGCCGCGACCGAGGATTACTTCGAGGCAGAGGACGCCATCGGTCGCTGGATCGATGAACGCTGCTCGCTCGGATCGCACCTGAGCGCGGCCACCACCACGATGTTCGCGGACTGGAAGGCCTGGGCCGAGACGAACGGCGAATTCGCCGGTTCGGTCAAGCGGTTCTCGGAGGCGCTGATCGTGCGCGGGTTCGAGCGCCACAACACCCGTGCGGCCAAGGGGTTTCGTGGCATCGCCCCCAATGACAGCAACTCTGACCTTTTCTCGGGAGAATAGGAAAATGCCAATGAATCCAGATGGTGTGACGGATGTGACGGATCATACTTATATGACCGTTACGCGCGCGCATGCGCGCGCCTGTGGAGCGGATAGGGAACCATCCGTCACATCCGTCACACCCGTCACCGCTCCCCCCGGTCTTCATGGCGTTGATGGAGCGGACCGCTGCATCCTCGCGCTCGACCTCGGCACCACCACCGGCTGGGCTTTGCGCGGCCACGACGGGCTGATCACCAGCGGCACGGTCAGCTTCCGCCCCGGCCGCTACGACGGCGGCGGTATGCGCTACCTGCGCTTCACAAACTGGCTGACCGAGATCGACCGGCTGTCCGGGCCCATCGCGGCGATCTGGTTCGAGGAGGTGCGCCGCCACGCCGGCACCGATGCCGCCCATGTCTATGGCGGGCTGATGGCGACGCTGACCGCATGTGCGGAACTGCGCGGTGTGCCCTATGCGGGCGTGCCGGTCGGCACCATCAAGCGCCACGCCACCGGCAAGGGCAATGCGCCGAAGCAGGCGATGATCGATGCGGCCCGCGCCCGTGGCTTCAGTCCCGCGGATTACAACGAGGCCGATGCCATCGCCATCCTGCTCTGGGCGATCGAGACGAACGGGGGTGTCGCATGACGCAGCACGAGTCCTGGACCGCCGATGACGTGGCCGATCATTTCGAGGAGGCGTTCCGCACCCTGCGCAAGCTGCCGGCGGTGAAGGCACGGGGGCATTTCAGCGGCTGGCCGCAGGTACTGCGCAGCCCCCGCGAGATCGCCGCCATGGAACCGGAGCCGATGCGCGTCTGGCCTTCGGCGGCAGCCATCACCCGGCTCGAGCAGACCTTCGACTGGGTGCTGTGGATCGAGGAGGCCGAGCGGCGGCTGGTCTGGTCCCGCGCGGCACGGGTGCCGTGGAAGCAGATCGCGGGCGAGATGGGCTGCGACCGGACCACCGCCTGGCGGCGCTGGCAGCTGGCGCTCACGAAGATCGCTGCGCGGCTGAATGCGTGAACGAGTCCAAAGTGTTGCAACACTTTTCTGTTCGACACATGCAACAGATCCGTGCTACAAGCAGGGCATGATCGGGAGAAGAGCGCCATGAGCGCCACCGATCGTTCCCACACCCATTCCATCCATTTCGCGAGGCCCCATGCCTGTGCGCCCGCCGATCCATCGCCCGGTGGGGCGACGCGACAAGCGTGAACGCGACCGCGATGCTGACCGTAACCGCGACCCCGCGGTCAGGGCGCTCTACAAGTCCGCCCGCTGGCAGCGTGCGCGGCAGATGTTTCTCGCCCGGCACCCGCTCTGCGCGGAATGCCAGCGTCAGGGCCGTGTGAGCGCCGCCAATACCGTCGATCACATCATCCCGCACCGCGGCGACACGGAGTGGTTCTGGGACCCGGACGGTTGGCAGCCGCTCTGTGCCAGCTGTCACAGTCGCAAGACCGCGAGCGAGGATGGCGGCTTCGGCAACGCCCGCCGCCAACCATAAACCACCGCCCCCCCGGGGGGAGGGTAAATCTCTGGGGCCTTCCAGCCCCGGACCGGGCGCCAAGCTTTCTGCATCCGTGGCCAAAATGGCGAGGGGGGGTGCAGCCCATATCCTGAAGGAAATCGTCCGTGTCCGATCGTCAGCTTGCCGTCGAATATCTCAGCCTCGACAGCCTTGTGCCCTATGCGCGCAACGCCCGTACCCATTCCGAGGCGCAGCTGGCCGAGATCGCCGGCTCGATCCGCGAGTTCGGATTCGTGAACCCGGTGCTGATCGCCGAGGACGGCACCATCATCGCCGGCCATGGTCGCGTACTGGCCGCGCGCCAGCTTGGCATGGACGCCGTGCCCTCCATCAGGCTGACCGGCCTCAGCGACAGCCAGCGCCGGGCGCTGGTGCTGGCCGACAACCGCATCGCGCTGAATGCCGGATGGGACGAGGCGCTGCTGGCGCTGGAACTGTCCGACCTGAAGGAGGCCGGGTTCGATCTCGGGATCATGGGCTTCGAGGATGGCGAGCTGGACCGGCTGCTGTCGGGATCCGACGATGATGACGCCTCACCTGCGCCGGTCGTGATCCCTGAGCCGCCGCGCAACCCGGCGTCGCAAACGGGCGATCTCTGGGTGCTTGGCGACCACCGGCTGCTCTGCGGGGACTCGACCTCGCAGGATGATGTGCGGCGTCTGATGAATGGCGAACGGGCCATCCTGTTTGCGACCGATCCGCCGTATCTGGTGGATTACGACGGCTCCAATCACCCGACACGCAACAAGGACTGGTCGCAGTCTTACGGCACGACGTGGGACGACAGCAGCCAGGGGGCAGAACTCTACGATGGCTTCATCAGCGCGGCGGTAGCCGAAGCGATTACCGAGGACGCGGCCTGGTATTGCTGGCACGCCTCGCGCCGGCAGGCGATGCTCGAGGAATGTTGGGAAAAGGCTGGTGCTTTCGTGCACCAGCAGATCATCTGGGTAAAGGACCGCGGGGTGCTGACCCGGTCGCATTACCTGTGGAAACACGAGCCCTGCTTCATGGGCTGGCGGCGCCCGAACCGACCGCCCAAGGTGGCGGACCAGACGCTGCCCTCGACCTGGGATATGCCGTCCTTCACCAAGGACGAGCGGCCCGACCATCCGACGCCGAAGCCGCTCGACGCCTTCGGGATCCCCATGCGCCAGCATGTCGCCCGCGGCGGGCTGTGCTACGAGCCGTTCTGCGGCTCCGGCTCGCAGATCATGGCCGGTGAGGCCAACGGAAGGCGGGTCAACGCCATGGAAATCAGCCCGGCTTATGTCGATGTCGCCGTGGAGCGCTGGCAGGCCGAGACCGGCCGCGAGGCGGTGCTGGACGGCGATGGCCGCAGCTTTGCAGCCGTGAAGGCCGAGCGGTTGGGTAACGATTGCGGCGCCGAGGAAGTGAAAGCGGGCAAGGAAGATGGCGCCGAGGCCCCGGCCCACAAGCGGCGCAGCCGGAGCAAGGCGGCATGAAACAGTCCCGCCTCATGTCGCTGGTCGAGTCCCTGATCAACGTGCTCGTCGGCTACGGCATCGCAGTGGTCACGCAGATCCTGATCTTCCCGTGGTTCGGTCTGCAGGTCACGCCGGCGCAGAACATGGCGATGGGCGGGATTTTTACCGTGGTCAGCATCGCTCGTTCCTTCGCACTGCGGCGGATGTTCGAGGCTGTGCGGGTCCGTTGCGGTGAGCGCCAGTCAGCTTGTCGGAGGTAAGCCTCGGTTCATCGCATTGCGAGGAGGAAAGTCGGAAAGGACAAGGATCATGGCGGGTCGCAAGCCGCTGCCGACGCAGCTCAAACTGGTCAAGGGCACGGCGCGGCCGCATCGGATGAACCCCGACGAGCCGAAGCCGGTGGTGGCCACGCCGCCGCCGCCCGACCACCTCGACGAGGCGACAGCGGCGAAGTTCACCGAGATGGCTGAACTGCTGGCCCGGCACGGGGTGATGACCGAACTCGATGTGGGCGCGCTGGCCCGCTACGTGGTGATCTGGCGTCGCTGGCTCGAGGCAGAGGCCGAGGTCAAGCGCCGTGGCCCGGTGGTGAAGACCGTGGGCGGCAATATCATCCAGAACCCGTTCCTCGCCGTGGCGAACAAATGCCTCGCGCAGATGGGCCAGATCGAGAGCGAGTTCGGGCTGACACCCTCCAGCCGCACCCGGGTGCGCATGGCCGAGCCCTCCGACACCCGCGATCCATTCGAGGATTACCTGAACCGTGGCAGCAACGCGTAAATCGAGGCACAGCCGGAAGGCTCCGGCCTGTCCGGTGACGGCTTACGCCCGGGCAGTCACGGGCGGCAGGGTTGTCGCTGGCCGGCTGGTGAAGCTCGCCTGCGCGCGGCACCTGGAGGACCTGAAGACCGGCAAGAGCCGCGGCCTCTCCTGGGACCGCACGGCGGCGCTGCACGCGATCGAGTTCTTCACCCATCTGCGGCACTCGACCGGAGAGTGGGCCGGGCAGCCCTTCGTGCTGCAGCCGTGGCAAGCCTTCGTCGTCGGCGCGGTGTTCGGCTGGAAACGCGCCGATGGGCTGCGCCGGTTCCGCACCGCTTACGTCGAGGTTGCGCGCAAGAACGGCAAATCGGCGCTGCTGGCGGGGATCGCGCTCTATGCGCTGATTGCCGATGGGGAGCCGGGCGCCCATGTCTATGCGGCCGCCACCACCCGCGATCAGGCGCGGATCGTGTTTGGCGAGGCCGAGCGCATGGTTGCGGCTAGCCCGGCGCTCTCAAGCCGGGTCACAAAGACGGTGAATAACCTCGCGGTGCTGCCGACCGCGTCTTGGTTCCGGCCGCTCTCGGCCGATGCCAGCAAGATGGACGGGCTCAACGTGCATCTGGCCGCCGTGGACGAGGTGCATGAGCATCCCGGGCCGGAGATCATCCAGAAGCTCAACACCGCCACCGGCGCCCGCCGCCAGCCGCTGATCGTCGAAATCACCACGGCCGGGTATGACCGCCACTCAGTCTGCCGCCAGCATCATGAGTTCTCGGTCAAGGCGCTGGAGGGCACGGTGCCGCATGAGACGGCCGCCAGCTGGTTTGCCTATATCGCCACCATCGACGAGGGCGATGATTGGACCGACGCGGATGTCTGGGTGAAGGCGAACCCGAGCCTCGGCGTGACGGTGAAAATGGAGGATTTGAAGCGCCAGATCGACGAGGCCCGCGAGATGCCGGCGCAGCAGAACGCGATCCGGCGGCTGCGGCTGAATGAATGGACCGAACAGGTCACCCGCTGGCTCGACATGGGCGTCTGGGCCGAGGGCGGGCCGGGTGACGGGGCTGATTGGCGAGATATCCGCGCCGGGCTGGATGATCTGGAGCAGAAGCTGCTGGGCCGCGAATGCTATGGCGGGCTCGATCTCGCCCGGGTCAACGACCTCTCGGCCTTCATGCTGCTGTTCCCACCGACGGGGGACCCCGCGCTCGGTGATCTGGCCGAGAAATGGATCGTGCTGCCCCGCTTCTGGGTGCCTGAGGAAGATATTCTGCGCCGGGGTAAGCGCGATCGAGTGCCCTACGATACCTGGCGCAACCAGGGGTTCCTGGTGGCCACCCCCGGCAACGCCACCGACTTCGCCTTCATCGAGGCGGAGATCGTCAGCCTCGCCGGCCGGTTCGATCTGCGCGAGCTCTCTTACGACCGCACCTTCGCCGGAGAGATCGTCCAGCATCTGCAGGATGAGGGGATCAACCTGGTGCAGTTCGGTCAGGGGTTTCTGAGCATGGCGGCGCCGACCGCGGAACTTGAGCGGCTCTCGGTGTCGCGGCTCTTGTGGCATGGCGGCCATCCGGTGCTGCGCTGGAATGCCTCGAATGTCGCCGTGCGCCATGATCCGGCCGGCAATATCAAGCCGGACAAGGAACGCTCCTCGGAGCGCATCGACGGCATTGTCGCGATCTGCAACGCCCTCGGCCGGGCGCTCCTGCGCGACGTCAATGCCGGCCGCTCGGTCTATGACAGCCGCAGCATCCTGGTGCTGTAGGCTACCCGTCTTACGGAAAGAATGCCCATGTCCTTCTGGTCCCGCTGGTTTGCAGGCGCCCCGCCTGCGGCCTCACCTCCGCACGCCCCGTCGCCACGCGCTGCCATCCATGAAGCCGGCGGCGGGCTGGTCATCACCTCTGCCGCCGAACTGGATGCGGCGCTCCGGGCCGGCGCAGCCAGCGGCTCCGGCATGGCGGTGACGCCGGACAGCGCCATGCGGGTGGCGGCAGTCTATGCCTGCGTGCGCATCATTTCCGGCGCGGTGGCAACGCTGCCCTTGCATATCAAGCGCCGGATCGATGCCCGGACCCGCGAGGATGCCTCGGATGCCCCGATCTGGCAGCTGCTGCGGCGAAGGCCCAATCGCTGGCAGACGCCATCGCAGTTCCGCCGGATGCTGCAGGCGCATCTGCTCTTGCGCGGCAATGCCTATGCCATGATCGTGCGCTCGCGCGGCACCGTGCAGGCGCTGATCCCGCTGCATCCGGATCGGGTCGAGGTGGTGCAGGGCGAGGACCTGGCGCTGAGCTTTCTCTATACCCGCCCCGATGGAAGGCGTCTGCGGCTGGCGCAGGACGAGGTGCTGCATCTGGTCGGGCTGACGCTGGACGGGGTGCGAGGTGTCTCACCAATCGCCTATGCCCGCGAGACCATCGGTCTGGCGCTGGCGATGGAGGATCACGGCGCCACCACCTTCCGCAATGGCGCCCGGGTCTCGGGCGTGCTCAGGCACCCGCAGAAGCTCGGACCCGAGGCGGTGGCCAATCTCAAGGCCGGGCTCGAGGCGTTCCGCGCCGGCGGTGACCAGGAAGGCAAGCACCTCATTCTCGAGGAAGGTATGGATTACGCCCGTATCGCGATGACCGCCGAGGATGCGCAATGGATCGAGAGCCGCAAGTTCAGCCGCAGCGACATCGCCATGTTCTTCGGGGTGCCGCCGCATATGATCGGCGATACCGAGAAGTCCACCAGCTGGGGCACCGGCATCGAGCAGCAGTCGATCGGCTTTGTGGCCTATACGCTCGAGGATCACCTGACCATGTGGGAGGAAGCGCTCGACCGCGACCTGATCGGCGCGGATGATCTGCTCTATGCCCGCTTCAACCGCGCCGCCCTCGTCAAGGGCGACATTCGGGCCCGCTGGGAGGCTTATGTGAAGGGCCTGCAATGGGGCGTCTGGAGCCCCAACGAGATCCGCACCCTCGAGGACCAGAATCCACGTGACGGCGGTGATGTCTATTACCCGCCGCCGAACATGACCGCAGAAGCCGGGAAGGCGGAGAACGAATCTATCGATCCCGACGCCCAAGCCGATCCCTGATCTCGGGGCTGGAATGCAGCCGGCGCTGCCTCAGTTCGTAAAGGCGTCGATCAACTCGATGACCGAGAGAATCTTCCGTGTTTCGCGATCAACCCGATAGGCGCGATGGCCATCGCGGTAATAGCGCCAGTCGTCACGGGTCTCGAGATTCATCCTGCGAGGATCGCGAATGACCCGGTAATCGTCGATCCGCAGGATATCGCCGATCCGGACCCCGTAGCGGTCATGGTGCCGCCGACGCTCATGGTGCCGGTGACGATCAAAATCCCTGCGATCGTCATATTTTCTGGCCTGGCCGGGGGGAACACAGGGCGGGTTCTTCTTCGCCAGCCCCGGCGGGCAGTGTCTTGCCTGGCTGGTCCGGAAGTGGTCACGATCATGGGTTTTGCCCCGTCCCGGGTCTGCCGAGGCCGGCACAGCGGCCACAGTGGCGGCGGTGACGGCCAATACGGCCAGTTTCTGGAAAATACGCATGGGTCTGCTCCGTCATACTCTTGGTTGAGCAGATAAACGACAACCGCCGCTGATTATCCATCACAAGCGCCTGAGGCGCGGAGAGCGGCAGGAAACTGCCGGTCTTTCTTGCTCAGCTATGAGCCGCACACATCCGAAAGGACCATCTGATGAGCCTGCGTGATCTTCCGGCCGGACCGGTCTTGCCGCGCCCCGCGGCGTTCCAGGCCGATGCGCCATCGGACGCGCTGGTCCGCTGGGCCGAGATGCCGGTCGCCGTGCAGGTCACTTCCGTCACCGAGAGCGACAGCACCATCACCATCTTCGACGTGATCGGCGAGGATGATATGGGCGGCGGGGTGAGCCTGCGCCGGATCGCAGCGGCGCTCAGCAGGATCGGCCCGCAGGCGGTGACGGTGCAGATCAACTCGCCGGGCGGCGACATGTTCGAGGGCATTGCCATCTACAACCTGCTGCGCGCCCATCCGGCCGCGGTCACCGTTGAGGTGCTGGGGCTCGCGGCCTCGGCGGCCTCCATTATCGCCATGGCCGGCGACGAGATCCACATGAGCCCCGGCAGCTTCCTGATGCTGCACAATGCCTGGGGCGTGGTGATCGGCAATCGCCACGATATGGCTGAGGCCGCTGCGCTCTTCGAGAGTTTCGATGCCGCGCTGGCCGGGATCTATGCCGCCCGCAGTGGCAGGCCACAGGTCGAGATTGCCGCGTTGCTGGATGCCGAGACCTTTCTCGGCGCCGAGGAGGCCATCACGGCCGGGATGGCCGACGGCATGGTCGAGGGTTCGGCCGCCGGCCCGCTCGCGCGGTCACCGCAGAGCGGCGCGCAGTCGCGCCCCGACATTCAGGCCCGGCGCCGCATAGACGCGGCCCTGGCCCAGCAAGGTATCCCGCGATCCGCGCGGCGCGCGATGCTGAGAGACCTCACCGGCACGCGGAACGCTGCCGAACCCGCCACGCAGAACGCTGGCATCCCCGTGAGCGCCATCCGGCAGCTCATCGACACCATCCGCTCATAAGGAAACCATCATGGGCATCCAGAAATCCCCCCGCATTCGCGGGGCCGTTCGCGTGCGCGCCGAGGCCAGCGACGCCAACGCTATCCTCGCCGATCTGAACCGCGCCTTTGCCGCCTTCAAGGACGAGCATCAAGCCGAGATCAACGGCATCAACGCGAAGTTCGCCGATGTCGTGCAGGCCGAGAAACTCGAGCGCATCAATACCGAGATCACCAAGCTGCAGTCTGCGCTGGATGAGACCAACACCATGCTAGCTGCAGCCAAGCTGGGCGGCGCAAGCAGCGCGGATCGGGCGGACAGCCCCGAGACCCGCGAGCACGCCCGCGCCTTCAACCAGTTCTTCCGCCGCGGCGTCGAGGCCGGGCTTCGGGAACTGGAGGTGAAGGCCGCGCTTCGCACCGACAGCGATCCCGATGGCGGCTATGTCGTGCCTGATCAGATGGAACAGACCATCGACCGGGTGCTGGGCTCGGTCTCGGCCATGCGGTCGATCGCCAGCGTCATCTCGATCTCGGCCGGCAGCTACAAGAAGCTGGTCAATCAGGGCGGGGCCGCAGCCGGCTGGGTCGGCGAACGCCAGGCCCGGCCCGAGACCGCCACGCCCACCCTGGCGGAACTGGCCTTCCCGGCGATGGAGATCTACGCCAACCCGGCCGCGACCCAGACCCTGCTCGACGATGCCCGTGTCGATATCGCTGCCTGGCTGGCAGAGGAGGTCTCGACCGCCTTCGCCGAGGCCGAGGCTGCCGCCTTCATCACCGGCGACGGGGTGAACAGGCCCCGCGGCATCCTGGCCTATGACACGGTCGCCAATGCCTCTTACGCCTGGGGCAAGATCGGCTACACCGCCTCGGGCGTCGCGGCCGCATTGACCGATGCCAGCCACAACGGCGTCGATGCGCTGATCGACCTCGTCTACGGGCTGAAGCAGGGCTACCGGCAGAATGCGCGCTTCCTGATGAACCGCTCGCTGCAGGCGGCGATCCGCAAGCTGAAGTCGAAGACCGAGGAACTCTATCTCTGGCAGCCCCCGGTCCAGGCAGGCCAGCCGGCGACGCTGCTCGGCTATCCGATCAGCGATGACGACAACATGCCCGATATTGCCGTCGGAGCTTTCCCGATCGCCTTCGGGGATTTCCGGCGCGGCTATCTGATCGTCGACCGCTTCGGCATCCGGGTGCTGCGCGATCCCTTCACCAACAAGCCCTATGTGCATTTCTACACCACCAAGCGCGTCGGTGGCGGGGTGCAGAATTTTGATGCCATCAAGCTGCTGAAGATCGCGGCCAGCTGATCGCCCGGCTGAACCAAGGCGCGCGCGCGGCAGGGTTCAGCCCGCGTCTTCCCACCCACATTCCTGCACAGGAGGATCCGATGAAGGATCTGCATTCCAGTCTCTCGGTGGCCGCGGCCATCAATGCTGCCACCCTCACCGACGACAGCACCCCCGTGGCCATTGATCTGCGCGGTCATGACGGTGCTGAGATCATTCTCGCCATTGGCGCGGGCGGCATCACCTTCACCTCGACCAACAGGATCGAGTTCATCCTGACCCATTCCGATGACGACAGCAGCTATGAGGCGGTGACCGCAGCCGACCTGCTGGGTGTCCCGACCGTGGGCGAAGGCGGCATCATCAAGGCGCTGGTCGAGGCCCACGCCAGTGCCGCCGTCTATCGCTTCGGCTATGTCGGAACCAAACGCTACCTGAAGCTGCTGGCGGCGCTTGAAGGCACCCATGCCACCGGCACGCCGATTGCCGGCCTGGTGATCAGGGGTCACGGCCGGATCAACCCGCAGGAAGATCAGGCCTGAGGTCGATGCTGCAATAACTGCGCGGGCGGTGAAGACCGCCCGTGCCCTGCCTCAGGGGGTTTTGCCCATGTTCACGCTGACCCGCATCACCGCGCCCGCGGCCACGCCGATCACGCTGGAAGAAGCCAAGGCGCAGCTTCGGGTCGATCACGAGGACGAGGACCTGCTGATCCAGCATTATATCGATGCTGCCACCGCCTGGCTCGACGGGCCGGCCGGCATCCTCGGCCGCTGCCTGGTGACCCAAAACTGGCAGATGGGTCTTGATGCCGTCACCGGTCCCATCCTGCTGCCGTTTCCCGACAGCGAGATCGACAGCGCCGTGTTCACCGATGCCGCGGGCGGCGATCTCGATTACCGGATCGACCGGCGGGACCAACGCCTGTTGTTGCGACCCCTCGCGGGCTTTGGCCGTCCTGCGGCGATCACCTTCACCGCGGGCTATGGCGCCCCCGCCGATATGCCCGCCGCCATCCGTCAGGCCATGCTGCTGCTGATCGGGCATTGGTATGAGCATCGAGAGGCGGTCAGCCTCGGGGCCAGCCCATCCGCACTGCCCATGGCCGTCGATACGCTGCTCGCCCCCTATCGCAGGATCAGGCTGTGAGCATGGTTGCCGGGCGCCTGCGGCGCAGGGCCACCTTCCAGGAGGCGGTGATGATCCGCGATCCGGACGGGATGCTGATCCAGGGATGGGAGGATCGCTTCACCCTCTGGTGCAATGTCCATTACCTGCGCGGTTCCGAGGCTGTCATGCAGGCACGGCTGGTCTCGAAGTCGCCGGCCATCCTGACGATCCGTGCCAGCGCAGAGACCCGCGCCATCACCTCCGAATGGCGGGCCGTGATTGGCGAAGTCATATTCGATCTCAAGGAAGATCCGCGGCCCAGTGCACAGGGCAGGTTTCTCGAGATGCTTGCAGAGGCGTGA